TTACCTGAAAATGAATGTGTGACATAAGCCGTTCTTGAATACAATGTTTGACACCAGACCGTCTTGTATGGTTATGCTGTCAATAATGCTCACGACGAAATTCTTTAACACTTCTGAATCTACCGACATGGCAAGCCGTTTGTAATTGACATACTTTCTGCCGGATAACTTCTGGGCTATGATAAATTCGCTGGCACGCTGTATAAATTCTTCATCAGAAACCGATTGCTGCCATGAATCGGTATTCATCATTCCTATCTGGTCGTTTATATCTTCCAGAGTTTCCTCCAGCTTATTTTTCTGTATCATGTATTCAGCCTCCGACATGGCTTCATCAGCATACAGGTACAGGCTACGCAGACGGTCTAAGGCACGCTCTGTTTTCTGCTTTTCATTCCGAAGTCTGGCAACCTCCGGTTCAACAGTAGCTTTCTTGGTTGGCAGGCTGGCACCCTTGCCAAAGACAGCACCCTTAACGGCTCCAGAGGATAGGACATTGAACAGGTCATTAAGTCCGTTTGGTTCGATATGGTCTATGTATGCAAATGTATCTCCGATAAGCAACAGCTTTTCCAGTTCCTCCGGGGAGCTGATTTTTTCAAAGTCATTTTGAGCATTCAGCATATTCAGGATATAGTTAAAAACAAATTCTCCAATGATTGGGTCAGAGGTAGATTTACCAGTACACAGTGTAACGGACTTTCTTCTGGTAGGACAGGTGTATTTTGAATAATGCCAGCCGTCCCTTGTGAGATTCCCCGGAGTGCTGCCTAAAGGCTTACCACAGGAACCACAGTAAATCAGTCCACCGAATACATGAGTATGCTTTGATGATTTGTAAATATTCCGCTGCTTGCACAATTTAGAGTTGGAATCCAGCGTAGCCATGATACGCTCTTTCTGGTCTTTCGGAATGATTGCTACATGATGATTTTCAACAGTAACCCATTCGGATTCGTCCTTGACTTTCTGGCGGTCGCCCTCTTTGAGCATATTGTAGCGGTAGTCGCCACAGTAAAACACATTCCTAAGGATAATCAGGAGCGATACCGGCGACCAGAGATTACCAGCTCTGGAACGGTAGCCTCTTTCGTTCAGTTCACGAACCACACGCACAAGAGAGCGTTCCTGCTCGTACATATCGTGCATAAGGATAACAACTTTCGATTCTTCCTCATTCACTGAAAATTCATGTGTTTCATAATCGTAATTATAGCCAAAAGGAATCCTGCCGCCATTCCAAAGCCCATTATTGGCTCTTGAAATCATGGTTGCAGTGACACGCTCTGATGTCATGTTACGCTCCAGTTCGGCAAATACCAGAATGATTTTAAGCATTGCTTCGCCCATAGCGGTAGAAGTGTCAAACTGCTCATTTTTTGAAACAAAGGTAACGCCGAGGGCTTTCAGCTCATTATACATGGTTGCAAAGTCCAGCAGGTTACGAGAGATACGGTCTATCTTCCAGACAAGCAGGTGCGTAAAGGCACCAGCTCTCATTTGCGACATCATTTCCTGAAATTTAGGACGGTCTGTATTCTTGCCGGAATATCCGGCATCCTCAAATATGACACAATCATCTGTATTCAACATCAGTTTTGCGTATGCGAGCAGGTCTTGTTTCTGCATAGGCAGAGAATCCCTGTCTATCTGGTGCAATGTCGATACCCTGACATAGATAGCCACCCTTGCACCGGTCTTGTTTTGTGCGTTGTACGCCATAATATATACCTCCATATAAAGCGAAAAGCCCCATGCAGGGGCTTTATCTCAAACAGCAATATTTTTATTGTCAGGGGAATTATCCGCAAGGAAACGAGCCGTAGCGTGTTGTATGCGGTTGTTGATTTCTCCTATTTGTCCGTTCTTTGCGAGTAACAAGAGTTCCTGACACTCTTTGATTGTGAAGATGTGATACTGGTATGTATGTGGCTTGAAAGCGGAGCGGCAAAACACATTCAAAAGCTCTGATTCAGAAACGGAACATCTGGAGCAGAGGTAGAATATCTTATTGACAACACCAACATCAACATGAGCCGTACACTTCCAGTCAGAAAAAGAACTGTCACGAGCTGCAATGAGCCGGTCAAGATTTTCAAAACCATTCAGGTCCGCATAAAACGCCATACAGTAATAGGATATGGCGATACGCTCATTTCCCTCCAGCTCCGTAAAGCGAGCCTGACGCATACGGACATCACGAAGCAGAGAATAGTTCCCTGTTTTCAAGTACATATCAGCCTCAATCTTCATGGAATCCCATTTTAAGTTATTACCGGCAGTATCTCCGGCAACAGGCGCAAAATCCATAGGCAAGCCTCCATTCATTTTTTATGACGGTCATTTATGCTAATGACTGTGAACTTGCTTCTTTGCGTTTAATTTCCTTTTCGTATGCCGCTTCTATGGAATCGTAAATAAATTCCTGTGAAGCCTCCGGCAGATACCGGTACATCTCCAGCATTTTCAATTCGTCACTGCTTACCTGATTTTCTCCAGACCTTATATATTCGGAACCTCTAAGCAGAACATCAGTAGAGCAATTAAGATATTCTGCGATAGTTAAAACAGCGTCAGCATAAGGAGAAGCCCCTTTTTGCCAACGACCTATACTACCGGTACTTATTCCACACTCTTTAAGGACTGGGGTAGGCTTCAAGCCCTTTTCGTCGCATATTTTCTTAAAGTTATCCCAAAACATATAATTCCACCTTTGAAAAATAACGCATAAATCGGCATTTTTATATTGACATACGCCGATTAGTGAGTTATATTATATATATAAGTTACAAAGTTAAAGCATTTCTGGCGAGATAGCGAGCTTTGTAACTTGCCATTGTGAGCGAATTTTTCAAAATGGCTCCCTTTGATTTTAAGGGAAAATGTTAAAAAAGTAAAGCACAAATATAAGGTTAAGGAGGTAAGGCAAATGAAAAGAAAACTATCGCCTTGGTGTAAGGCTGTCAAAATCGCAATGATTCAGAAAGACTGGGGCGTGGCTGACTTGGCACAGGCGGTTAAGATGACAAAAGAATATACTTCCGCAGTCATCAACGGCAGAGTGATTTCAGAGCCAGCGGTTAAAGTCATCAGTGATGTACTGAATATCGAGCAGACAGCCTTAACAAGTTCTGAATAAATTATAAGGCATTTATGGAGGAAAACACATGGGAAAGGAACCCTTGAAAGAGAATACGAATGTGTATTTTCAAGCCAGAAAAAGAGCGGCTATGAGTAATGACAGGCTTTTCAGTCGTGAAAATGCAGCGGAGCTATTGGGAATATCCCCATATACACTTGCCGATTACGAACTTGGAAATACAAAGGTTGTGCCGGTGGATAAGGTAGTTCTTATGGCAGACCTTTATAACGCACCAGAACTGATTACCGGCTACTGCAAATACCAGTGTCCGATACATGGATTCATGCCACTGGCAACAGAGGAAAAGAACCTGCAAGGAATCGCACTTAGGCTTCTGAAAGGTCTGAATGATGATGATATGCAGGAACTTAAAACTAGCATGATTGACATTCTGGAGGACGGTAAGGTATCAGATGACGAATTGACAGAGTTTAAGAAGTTAATGGAACATCTGGACAGATTGGCAGAGATAATCAGTGAGTTAAAACTGGCAGGAGAGAAGATTTTGAAAGGCAGATGAAGCAGGTATGGTGGAAAAGCTGAAAGAAGTCCTGAAAAGCGAATATGGAATCAATAATACAGAGGAATTTGAAGCGGCAGTAAGGAACTTCGCAGGAATCAACCTTGGAATATTTACACAGCCGCTTCCTGAAAGGAGTGCTGAAAGTGAATATCAGAAAGAAATTAAGGTTACAGCGTAGGGTAAAGATGGGAGTTGTGGTTTGCAGTCTGGGTTTTATGGTCTCTGGAATAATTATGAATATCACAAATGCAAACTTCCGACAGACGGACAAGCCAACGGTAATAAGAATTGTGGAAAGCTCACAGCCTATACAGGCACAGACAATAAGCACACAGGAGCATACAGAACAGTATTCAAAGTTGCCATACCCATTCGATACAATGTCGCTTGATTGGAGCGGAGAACAGATAGCTGGATTCAAAGAGTATCAGATACCGGATGATTACGAGCTTTACGGAGGCTATTTTCCGCTGGAAATGCAGGAATACACCTACATTATCTGCAAGGATTACGGCGTAGACTACAGCCTGATTATTGCCATGATAGAGATTGAGAGCGGTTACAAGTATGACGCAGTCGGTAAAGGAGGCGACATAGGCTACATGCAGATAAATCAGGAATGGCATACAGACAGAATGGAAAGGCTTGGAGCTACCGACCTGAAAAATCCATATCAGAATGTCAGAGTTGGAATTGACTATATGGCTGAACTTCTGGGGCAATACCAGACATCAGTTGCGGTTTCTGCTTACAACAGAGGAGCACACAATGATTCAGGTACAGGAGCTTTGGACTTAGCGGATAAAGGACAATATCAGACGGAATACTCCGAAAAGGTATTGAATAGAGCCGCTGAAATCGAAAAGGAGTTATCACAATGAAACAATTTCTGAAAAAAACAAAACGGTTCATCATGCACTACTGGCTTTCAATATCACTTGGAATGATAGCCACACCGTTTGCAATACAGTACGCATACCAAGATAGAGGACGGCTGGCGTTCGGCGGCGAGTATCTGGTATTACCGGCTATGGTAATGGGTGCATATCTGCTTCGACAGGTTGTACCGGCAATCCTTGAAATGATTTATGAACTGATATACGGAGAGGAGGAACCGGAAGATGACACAAGCGGAAACAGAAACAATCGCACAGGGAATGTTGCAGATTACAGACGAGTTCCAGAGGCAGACCGGAATCGCAGACGAAGTGGTTGACAGAATCATAGAACACAGTTTTAGAAAAATGGAACTGGTACAGGCACCGCCGGAATACATTTTGCTGTTATTGCCGGACGAACTGAAAAATTATTGTTTCAGATGTGCGGTCAATTCACAGGGAATACAGAACATGAGAGCAAAGGAGGCTGGAGTATATGTGTGAAATATGCAGACAAACCCCATGCCACCCAAGATGTCCCAATGCACCGGAGCCGAAACCTGTTAAAAGGTGCTGCTTGTGCGGCGAGGGAATCTATGAGGGCGACGAGTACCTTATCACGACGGACGGCTGCGTATGCAAGGACTGTCTGGAGGATTTTTCAATAAACCAGTGGTTAGAGCTGATAGGCGAGAGCCTGACAACGGCAGAAAGAGAGGAATAACAATGGCAGAAAGAAAGCAGATTACAACAAAAGAATATCTGGCAGAAGTCAAAGGCGGGCTGGAGAATGAACTCAACCTGAACGCAAAGGCTTTACCGGAGAACTTCAATCAGTCCAGATTTGTCCTGAACTGTATTTCACTTATCAAGAGCAATTTGAGCAACTACAACAATATCACACCGGAATCCGTTTATCTGGCACTTGCAAAAGGAGCATACCTTGGACTGGATTTCTTCAACGGAGAGTGCTATGCAATCCCTTATTCCGGAGAGGTCAATTTCCAGACAGACTATAAAGGGGAAATCAAGCTGGCAAAGACCTACTCCAGAAATCCAATTAAGGACATTTATGCAAAGAATGTTCGAGAGGGAGATTTCTTCGAGGAGATTATCGAAAGCGGCAAGCAGTCGGTTAATTTTAGACCGGTTCCGTTCTCCGACAAAAAAATCATAGGTACATTTGCGGTTGTACTATTCAAAGACGGAAGCATGATGTACGACACCATGAGCGTTAAGGAGATAGAGGAGGTCAGAAACAATTTCTCCAAAGCAAAGAATAGTAAGGCTTGGGCGGCTACACCGGGAGAAATGTATAAAAAGACAGTTCTCCGTAGATTATGCAAGCTCATTGACCTTGATTTCAATTCCCAGCAGAGATTAGCGTATGAGGACGCTGGAGATTTTGACAAGGAAAAGGCAGATGAACCGGTTGCTGATGACACAGTGAATGTATTTGACGCAGAGTTCAAAGAAGTAGAACCGGAGAATAAGGACGCTGCAATCATTGAAGAAATGGGATTAGAGGAAGCATAGGAGGTAGTGGCAAATGGAGTTGACGGCTGAAAATTATTATAGTCCAGAAGCCAATGCGGAATATATGTCGGTGTCACAGTTCAAGTCATTCGCAGGAACGGACGGAAAACTGGCGTGCGAAGCAGAGGCAATGGCTGAACTTCGTGGAGAATGGGAAATGAAGAAAACAACCGCTCTCATGGTTGGAAGTTATGTGGATTCTTACTTTGAGGGAACGCTTGATGATTTCAAGAAGCGTACACCGGAACTGTTTACACAGAAAGGAACGCTGAAAGCTGATTACAAGCAAGCAAACAGAATCATTGAAAGAATTGAGCGTGACCCATTCTTTATGAAGTGCATGAGCGGAGAAAAGCAGGTCATTATGACCGGAGAACTTTTCGGAAGCAAGTGGAAAATCAAAATGGATAGTTACATTCCGAACACCGTCATTGTGGATTTGAAAGTAATGGCTTCAATCACAAAGCACGAATGGGTAAGAGATTTAGGACCGGTAGATTTTATCCGCTACTGGGGCTACGACATTCAGGGTGCGGTGTATCAGGAAATTGTGAGACAGAATACAGGCAAAAAGTTACCGTTTTACATTGCGGCGGCAACAAAGGAAGATGAAACGAATATTGAGGTTATTCATGTGGCAGACAACTTCCTGCGTGACGCATTAAGCATTGTAGAGGCAAATATGCCGAGAGTTCTCCGAGTAAAGAACGGAGAGGAACAGCCGCACAGGTGCGGTCTTTGTGATTATTGCAGGAATACAAAAGTGCTTACCGGTCCTATCGGTATCTTAGACCTGCTGAAAGATGTATAGAAGTGAACACGCAGCACGAAAGGCGGTGGTAGTGATTATGGCATGGATAAGTGTTCATGAGGACATCATAGGAGGAAAATTAAGAGAACTGTCTAAAAGTCTTGGGTGTTCACAAAACGAATCCATAGGCATACTCATAAGGCTGTGGCTGTGGTGTATAAACAATGCAGACAAAGACGGACGAATCATAGGAGCAAATCAAGACGATTTGGCAGAAATCCTGAATATCGGAAAGAGCAAAGAAATAGAAGCTGACGACATAGTAAAGTCGCTAATCGAATGTAATTGGCTGGAGCTTGTGGATGACACTCTATACATACACGATTGGGAAGAATGGCAGGAACCGCTTTATACATTCAAAGAACGCAGAGAGCGAGATAGATTACGAAAAAAGAATGAGAGAGCAATTGCTAGGGCAAGTGCAAACCCTACTCCAAAGCCTGAACCAGTAAAAGAGCCGGAGCCGGTAGAAGTATCAAAGCCTGAAAAGCCGAAGCGAGGCAAACTTGATTATACAGAAAACTTTGAAGCGTTCTGGAGCGTGTACCCACGAAAAGAGGGCAAAGGCGAGGCGTACAAGAAGTACAAGGCAAGATTGAATGACGGTTATACAGAACAGGAGCTTATCATGGCGGCAGAGAATTACGCCAGAAGATGTGCAACAGAGCATACCGAGATTAAGTACATCAAGCACGCAAAGACATTTCTTAGCGATAGCACACCGTTCCTTGATTATCTTCCAAAGGCAAGAGATACAGCACCAGCACCGGCACAGTATAACGGTATCGACGGCTTGCCGTCATCATAAAGCAAAGGCGGTGTAAGCATGGATTCAAACATCACAAAGGCAGTTATCAAAGCAGCAACAGCGGCAAAGGCAGATAAAAACGCAGAGGACTATTACAAAGACGGCGTTCTTGTCTGCGGCAAGTGCCATACGAACAAAGAAAAAAAGATACAGCTTGCCGGGGAATATGTAACGGTTCGCTGTATCTGCAAGTGTGAATCAGAGGAAAGAGAGCGTATCCAGAAGCAGAAAGACTATGAGGAGGAAATGCGACGCATTGAGAGATTGAAAGTTGCAAGCCTCATGGACGCAAAGCTAAAATCAGCCACCTTAAAGACATTCACACAAAAAGAGGACAACCAGAAGTTATACACAATCGTCAAGAACTATGTGGATAACTTTGAAACATTTTATAAGAGCAACAGAGGGCTTCTGTTCTGGGGAACGGTTGGAACCGGAAAAAGTTATGCGGCAGCTTGCATAGCAAACGAGCTTCTGAACCGCAAAACACCGGTAGTAATGACATCATTTGTTAAGGTATTGCAGGTCATTCAGGACAATACCGAAAATGAGACAGAGTTTGTGAACCGGCTATGTGCGGCAAGGCTGCTTATCATTGATGATTTAGGAACGGAGCGTAACACCGATTACGCACTGGAGAAAGTCTACAATGTGATTGACAGCCGGTATAGGACAGGAAAGCCCCTGATTCTGACAACAAACCTGAATTTACAGGATATGCAGATGACACAGGACATCAGATACCAGAGAATCTACGACAGGATTTTTGAGATGTGCCACCCAGTAATGGTAAATGGTACATCATGGCGTATCAATCAGGCAAAAGAGAGATTCAACGAAACAAAGAGGCTCTTAGAGGGCTGACAAGCAAGGAGGAAAACACATGGGATTTAAGAAAGTAGCAGAGCTTGTCATTCAGGGAGTGGAAGACCGGCTGACGGTATCATCAATCCTGATTAAGAACGGCTACACCGTAGGACCAGACAAGCGAAAGCGTACACCTACTGGAAAGACATTGGACTATCTTCTGAATGTGTATGAGGAGGATAGTGGAGCAAAGGAGGGATAGTTGTGGCAATAGAAAAGAAAATATATTCGTCTTGGGCGTTCAAGGAAAACGAATCAGAAAAAGCTCACTGCAATCGTGAAATCTACAAGGAACTTTGCGAAAAGTACAAGATTTCAAGATATAAGGTGGAGAATCCAGATGATTACGACATTATTCTGGATAGAACGCCTGGATATAACCACTCAACTTACAGCGTCATCAAAAATAATACCGAATTGTCACAGTTGGAGCTTGCTTTGATTTGCGACGACGGAAACCTTTGCTTCGGGTATACAATGCAAGGCTCACAATTTTATATCTTTGAAGATTAGGAGGAAATGCAAATGCAGATGACGGATACAGAGATTTTAGTAAAATACAACCGTTCAGATGATAAAAAAGGCATGGTTCAGATTCTGGCAGACTTAAACGGCTGCGATAAAGATACAATCCAGCAGATATTGATTCAGGGCGGCGTTCCTGAATCGGAGTTTACACCAAAGAAAAGAAGAAAGAAACCGTCGCCAGCAGTAAAGGAGCCGGAATACAAAGAAGCTCCGGCAGGAAAACCGGACCCGGCAAAGGCAACGGCAGCTATGCCGCCAGAGAACGAATCTTTACCGCTTCCATTCAGTGATGATGATATGGGGATTGGAGATGATGAATACGGTGGGGCAATGACCGGGGGCGAGGGAGTGTACGACATTCACGATTACGGCAGCTATGCCGCTGGAGGATTTATCCCACCATACAGAACAGCGGAGGAACTTCTGACAGAGCCAGAGGACATGACGGACAAGGAAAGAAAGCGTTTGGAGAGAATTAAGGCAATCCCGGAATCAGTCAGGGAGTTATGCCAGACAGAGGTTGCGAACTTACGCAGTCAGGTCATGGAGCTTGAAAAGAGAAGCGACGAGATTATTGACTTTCTGAATGGAGAGGCAGTATGAGCGGCTTTGAGATAACGGAGGCTGGCGATATGAAATCAATCAAATTTACAGTACCCGGAAATCCGTTTGGAAAACAGCGACCAAAATTCGCCAGAATGGGTACATACACAAAGACCTATACACCAAAGGAAACGACACAGCATGAGAAGCAGGTTGAGGCTTGCTTCTTAGAGGTTGCCAGAGGCAGGAGATTCAAGGAAAAGGAACCGCTTGATATTCGTATCATAGCATATTATCCGATTCCACAGTCCACCTCAAAGAAGCGTCATAAGGAAATGCTGGAGCATAGAATCAGACCGACAGTGAAGCCGGACCTTGATAATGTGGCAAAGCTCATATATGACGCATTAAACGGTGTAGCGTGGCATGATGATAACGCAATTGTGGATACGCAGGTCAGAAAATTCTACTCCGACAATCCGAGAGTTGATGTGACTATCAGGACTGCCGGACAGGAAAATATATAAGCATAACAGGAGGAAAACACATGAAATCAGAGAAAATGGAGTTGCGGCTAATCAACCCAAATGAGAGCGGATTCTTACAGCACATTGAATGGAACAGCGAGGAAATCCGCAAGCAGGTACAGATGATGATGTCTGCATATACAGATGTTGTATATACAGAGGACACCATGAAAGCGGCAAAGGACGACAGAGCAACGCTCAACAAGTTCAAAAAGGTTATCGAGGACAGACGAAAGGAAGTCAAGAAAAAGTGCATGGAACCTTATGAGCAGTTCGAGAAAGAGGTCAAAGAGATTACGGCACTGATTGATAAACCTATCGGCATGATTGACAGCCAGATTAAAGAATACGAGGAGAAGCAGAAAGCGGAGAAGAAATCACAGATTCAGGCAGCTTATGATGAATCAATCGGAGAATTTGTGAATGACCTGCCGTTTGAAAGGGTATTTGATACCAGATACTTAAACGCTACATTCTCACTCTCTAAGGCTATGTCAGAGGTCATTGAGAAAATCGAGAAGTTCAAGACGGACATTGCAACAATCGACAGCTTAGACAGCAAGCACAAGTTGAATGTTCGTGATGTGTATGTAAGAACCCTTGATTTGTCACAGGCTATGGCAGAGGACAGAAGATTAAGAGAGCTTGAAGAGCGTCTGGAGGCAGACCGCAAAGCCAAAGAGGAGGCAGAGCGTAAGCGGCAGGAAGCCGAAGCTGCAAGGCGTGAGGAAGCGGAACGCCAGAGAGCGGAGGCAGAGAGAATCGCCGCAGAGCAGAAAGCAGCAGCAAAGGCACAGCCTGAATCAGAGCCGGAGCAGATGACACAGCCGGTATCTGAAATGGGTAGAGCAATCGCCAGTATTGAACATCAGGCATTCTCACAGGCGGTACAGGCTGCACCAGAGGAGAAACAGGAAGCACCTGCACAGGTTCCTGAAAAGCAGTCCGAGCCAGAGGCAGAGGTCAAGAGATACAAGGCTACATTCTGGTGCAAGGGTACGCTGGAGCAGATTAAGGCTTTAGGCGATTACATGAGAGCAAATAACATTGAGTTTGGAAAGGTGGCGAAATAACTATGATGAATGAGGAGTACATCAAAAGACTGGATTTTGACAGTGACACATTCGAGGCTATGAAAACGGACATGAATTTCATTCTCCAGAGAATGATTGGAAGCATGATTGAAAAGGACAGCACCGAGGGAAGCATGACAATCAAGATTGATGTCAATATGGTTACAGAGTGGATTCCAAACAATAACCCAGATGTTGAGGGCGAAACGAGAATGATTCGTAAGCCACAGTTCAAACATAAGTGTGCTTCCACAATCAAAATCAATGATGAAAAGTCCGGTTCGTTCAACAATGAAATGGAGCTGGATATGAATGAAAACGGCTGTTACTACTTAAAACCGGTAGCGGACACCACACAGAGAACAATCTTTGACAGCGATTTCCAGAGCGGCATGAATAAGCCGGAATCAGACAAAGAAGATGACAGCGGTATCATTGACGGCACTTTCAAGGAGCTTCCGGGAGACAGTACGCCAGCACTTCCTTGTAATGATGATTCGGGAAACAAGGACGAGAGCGACACTCCAGCAGAGGGCAAGCCGGAGGATGGCACCGAGAACGCACCAGATAGCCCAGAAACGGACGAAAACGGTACAGACAATATTTCTTCCGCAGACGAGGATAACAACGCTGAAATCGACGCTACCGAAGCCCTGTTCGGTACTGACGGAGATAATAAAGAGGGTTCGGACGAGCCGGGCGACGATTACGGTTATGATGAACCAGAGGAGGAGTAGCCAATGCTTAGAATGTCAAGTTACATGAGCAGAGGGCAAAAGCTGATTGAAGCCGGGAAAACGCCGGACGCTATGCGTCTGGTAACCCGAGGCTTCCAACATTACGCTGAAAGAGTTCTGAAAGCGATACAGCCCTATGCGAAAGCAGACGCTTGTATGCTGGTGTTGATTCTTAGACACATAGCAGACGAGATAGAGCGGAACAATCCCGGCACTAAAGAGCAGGTAGAGGTGTTGAAGAAAGCCGTTGTGCTGCCGACGATTGAGGAAATCGAAAAGGTCAAAAGACCAAACGGAAAGTAGGTGGTCGTATGGCAAGGCTATACGCCTATAAATGTATTCAGGCAGAGGAACGGAAATTGCAAGAGCAGTTCGAGAATCTACCGATAAACGGCAGAAAGACCACACGCCAGACAATCAAACGGATAAAGGAACTGAAACTGGACGCTTCCTACCGGCTGGCACAGAAATGTAATGTCATGGTTAGCTGGCACAAAATGAGCATACAGGGACAGCGTGTAGTTCTGGGAGAGGCTTCAATCATTCTCCCGGACTGCACAATCGTAGGCTTTGAGAAACTAAAGGAAATTGAACTGAATTATAAGGGTTAGGAGGATTCGATATGGGAAATAGAGACAACTTCGGCAAGTGCCGGAGCTGCGGTCAACAGGTTATCTGGATAAAGACAGTAGCCGGAAAGAATATGCCTTGCAATCCGCAGCTTGTCACATACAGGCAGGGCAACGGCAAGGAAAAGATAGTTACTCCGAATGGAGAAGTGTTAAGTGGAGAGCTGGTAGGTGCAGGAACGCAGGACGCAACCGGTGTAGGTTACATATCACATTTCGCTACCTGCCCGAATGCCGCAAGCCACAGGAAGAAGTAAGAAAGCAGGTATTTTCTATGAAAGTGGAGTTAGACAAGACCGGAATGGTTCATCTGGTATCAGGAACCTATCCCTCACATGATATGTAGGAAGCATTGCAGAACAGGAATCTTGGATATAGGGAAAATGATGTCTGGCACTGGGACAGTGAGGAACTTAGAAAGCTGGATAATCCGCAGTTATATACGCTGTATAAGGAGCTTAGATATTAGAACTTCCGGGAAAAATAAAAAAGCCTTGGCATAACGCCAAAGCCCTTGCAATAAGTCTGGTAAACCTATTGTAAAGGGTAAAGGATAAAATGTCAAGGAGGCGACTGCACAATGATAGAAAGCAAGGAACTAATAACAGGGGAAGTACAGGGAACATCAGAGCCAAAATTTGTAGTTTTGACCGAGGAAGAAATTACAAAGATGATGAAAAAGGCTGCCAGAGAGGGTGCGAAAGAGGGTATCGCCGCTTATGAGAGCAAACAGGCTGTCGTTATGGCAGAGCGTACCGAAAAGGTAAGAAACAGTGCAAAAACTCTGGTACAGCATTACAGGCAGTTAAAGAAGATGAAAGATACTTCCGTATATGACCCAGACACAGTAACAGACTTAACACTTGCCGGAATCTTTGATTATATTCTGGACGAGTGCAGAAAAGAAGAATTTGAGCTGACATCTACAAAAAAGAATATGCTGATTACAGGTATGCTGCTTAATCATGTGGATACACAGCTTAAAAATTACAAAAAGGAATGTGAGCAATCTAAGATACCGGATGTAGAGCGCAGGTATCGTGTGGTTGAAATGATGTTCCTGAACGAAGAACCTATGAAGCCTGATGACGTGGCAGAGGTCGAGAACATTGATAAGAGTAATGTATATAGAACGCTGGAAAAAGCATATGATGACCTGACGGCTCTATTCTTTGGAGTTGAGGGCTTAGATGTAGCTGAATACCGTAGAAAGAAGCGTATGGAGAAAAAGGCGGCAAGAAAGACCGGAAATAAAAACGGTGCGAAAAAGACGCAATAGACACGCAATAGGAAATGATGTAGTATGGTATCAGCCGAACAACCCCAAATGTCACTTATGACATCAGGAATCCCATGTGTTTTCCTCCGGCAAGGGAGCTGGTTCACGCTGGCTTTCTTGCTTGGAAAATACGGTTGTGGCTATGAATATGGTATATTCGACAGGAGCAGCCGCAGGGCTGCTTTTTGTTTTGATAAAGTCGCAGAAAAGCCCATAAATTCGCTGTTTTCCTTGCAATATTATTGATGTAGATACCCCTATATGGTATAATTAAGGAGTAGGGAATACCTGCAAAAAGGCACAAAAAAACAGAACCAATACCGGGCAATGGCTGGTTCTGTTCCTCACAATCAACTTCTGAAAGAAGCGACAACTGTATTGTATCATCTTCTTTCAGAAAAATCAAGAAAATCAATCAGGACAAAGAAAAGGAGATTACAATCATGGAAACAAACAACACAAACATCAACAACGACTTATCAAAAATCGCAAACGGAAAGAGAATCTGCTTACTGGACCTCAATTATACTTTGGTAAGCAATCAGGCACAGACCAGAATGTTAAGACCGTTCTCCAGAAGAATGGAGGGCGAGGAGTACAGAATGGACCTCATAGACGCTATCAAGGACGATTATGTGATTATCGTAACTGCCAGACCTGATTACCAGATGAAAGAGACTATGGAGAATGTCAAGAAGAAAACCGGCTGGGAGCCACAGGAGATTTACTTCAATGACATCAACGCAGAGCCTCCGGTATATAAGGAATCAGCGCTTAGAAGATTCATTTTTCCAAAGCATGGCATGAACCCGGAACAGTTCTACGCAGTAGAGAGCAATCCGAGAACCAGAACCATGTACGGTAAGTATCAGATTCAGGCAGCACCTTATGAGAAGTTTATCAAGGGTGCATTAAGAAATGATGTTCCAGAAAACAGAGAGCCGGAACCACAGCAGATGTCATTATTTGATTAGTCCGGTTCGTATCAAACATAATACAGGCAACAGACAGCACATCAGAAAACGGTGTGCTGTTTTTATTTGCAAATAAATATGTCAGGAGGTAGACAAAATGGAGTGTAAAGTCATGCGGTTAGCAGACATTGTACCGGCAGAGTACAATCCGAGAGTAACGCTCACAGAAGCAGATTTCGAGTACAAAGCCCTGAAAGCCAGCATTGACGAGTTCGGCTTAGTTGTTCCACTTGTAGTAAACGAGAGAACAGGAACCCTTGTCAGCGGACACCAGAGGCTTAATGTCATGCTGAAAAATGGTGTTGAGGAAACAGAGGTTGTTGTGGTAGACATGGAGCCTGAAAAGGAAAAGGCGTTGTGTATCGCCATGAACAAGGTCGGCGGTCAATGGGACTACGGCTTGCTGGCAGACATCATGGAGGAGCTTAGAAACTCTGAAATTGATACCACAGCAACCGGTTTTTCCAGCAATGAGATAGCGGAGCTGTTAGGAGAGCTTCAGGAAGAAGCCGGGGACATACCGGAGGTAGATGGTGTAGGCAAAAAGGAAGATACGGAGGACGGAGTTCCTTGTATCGTCGGAGAGTACAAGTTCCGTATTCCTGACGGACCGTATAAAGACATGATGGCTGACATCAGAGAAAAAGTCGGATTCTCAAAGGAAATGGTTGAGGGCGAATTGCAAAGGAGGCTATTCAAATGCTTATCAGAACAGTAGATATTAACGAGCTGCACGAAAGCGTGTTCAATCCACGAATCAAGCTGGAGAAAACCTCTAAGGAGTACCAGCAGATAGCCGCCAGTATTCAGGAGTTCGGGTTTGTGGAACCTCTGGTTGTAAATGAACATAATATGTGCGTCATTGGCGGTCATCAGAGATTGCAGGTATTAAAGGACAGCGGAGCAACAGAGGTTGAGTGCGTTATGATTAACGAAACAGACCCGGAGAGAGAAAAAGCGTTGTGTGTGGCACTCAACAAGATTAAAGGCGACTGGGATATGGAAAAGCTGGCGTATCTTCTGGGAGATGATGATGTATCAGTATTTCCTACCGGATTTGACGAGGGCGAGGTAGACCTTGAAAAGTACCTGAAAGATACAGAGCCGGTAGAGCTGCCGGACGAACCGGAGGAACAGACAGAGCCGGAAGCAGAGGAAAAGGAAACAACAACCGTCATTAAAATAGGCGGCTTTTCTTTTACCGTAAAGGCGAGCGAATACTACGCACTGATAGATGACATCAGAGATAATGGCATCTTTGAGCCGGCTGAAATCAGAGCAGAGCTGCAAAGGAGGATTCTCAATGATTAAGTTGGTTCCAATAACAGACGTGAAAGCGTCTGAATATAACCCACGAAAGAATGATGAAAAGCGTCTGGCTCTTACAGAAATGAGCCTTAGAAAGTTAGGTTTCCTGCTTCCGATATACGCCGATACGAGCGGCGAGATATTATCAGGACACCAGAGGCACCTTGTAGCGACCAGAATGGGCTTCACAAGGATTCCTGTTCAGTATGTAAATAATATGGACCTTAACGAGAGAAAAACCGTCAATATCCTCTTTAACAGAGCCACAAACGACCTCTCAAAACAGGACACCTGCGACAAGATTAAGAGCCGCCTCTACAATATGGATATTCAGAGTATGTGCGAAGCCCTGCCGGATATAGACCCGGATTCAGAGGCTTCTTTTCCTTGCGTATATGCCATAAGGAGAGTTGATACTACACAGCTTGCAAAAGTCAATCACAGGAATTTTGACAGCCATATAGCGGCACTGGCAAAGACACTGGAGCGGAGCGTGGGAAGCTCAATGCCGATTGTCATAGGTCAGGATATGAATGTGGTAAACGGTATCGGCAGATTACAGGTTGCGGCAGAGGCAAAGCGCAAGTTCGTACAGTGCGTACAGGTTACAAAGGCACAGGAGGAGTTTTCTTCCGCTATGCTTAACCTGTTATCAATGGATTTTTCTATGGAATCCAGCTATGCTGATGTACTTAGATATAATTCATTCATGCGAGAGCGTAACACCAGAGAAACAGACACCGAGGGTAATTGCGCTTTCGGCGACGGATTCTTCAAGGGCTTATTCCCGAACAATAACGGCAGAGACTTCTTTAAGCTGGAGGGCGAAGCTCTGGAAGCGTGGAAAAATAAATACGGAGATAAGATTGTGGACTTCGGGGCTGGAAAGCTGAACAACACCAGAACATTAAGAAATGCCGGTGTATTCGTATCAGCATTCGAGCCTTATTTTGTTACCACAGGCGATACAATCCACAAGGAAAAGAGCATAGAGATAGCCAACAAGTTCCTTGATGAAGTAGAGAGCGGCGTGGAGTATACTTCGGTATTTATATCAAGCGTGTTTAATTCCGTACCGTTCATGGAGGACAGAATCAAGATAGCTCAGATAGCAGCGGCATTATGCAGCCCCGGAGGGCGTGTAGTGTGCTGGTGCCAGAGTAACGAATCACAGCAGTTTGTGATTACAAAGAAACACAGCGTAACCAATAACGCACGCCTGACATTCGACCTTGATTATGAACCGAATACGGTACTGGGAGATATATCAAAACATCCGAAAGTCCAGAAAGGGCATACAGCGGACGAATTAAAGGACATCTTTTCAAGGAGCTTTAAGAGCATTGACAGAATCGATATGATAAGTAAGTTCTGGTATCTGGAAGCAACAAAGCCGACAGTAAACCCGGAGCGATTAGCAGAAGCTCTTGATTTTGAATTTAACCTGCCTTATCCAGACGGTACCACACTGGGGCTTGCGGACAGGGCAAGGAAAGTATTTGAAAAGAGATTAGGTATTACATTACCGGGAAAGGAGGAAACAGGGCATGGAGATTAAAAACCAGAATGTAGACAATGTGGTTCCAAAGCCGAAGTGGGAATTTGACGCAGATGTGGCACACTGCTTTGCAAATATGCTGGAGCGTAGCATACCGGATTACAGAAGTATGAGGAGCTTGGTGTACGAGCTGGGCGAAAGATTCATAAAACCACAGACGGTTATAACAGACATAGGTTGCAGTACAGGGCTTGCGGTCGAACCATTTTTCAATAAACATGGCGACAACAACGCCTATTTTTTATGCGACAACTCCGAAGCTATGATTGAGGTATGCAAAGACAAGTTTTCGGTTGGCATATCGGGTGGATATGTGGAACTTGTCAACGGCAATTTCTACGAAAAGCAGATACCGGACAATCAGAGCTTGGTTTTATCTATTCTTTCTATGCAGTTTATGCCGACAGCATACCGTCAGAACATGATTAACAGTATCTACGAAGCGTTGAACCCCGGAGGGGCGTTCGTGTTCGTGGAGAAGATTATAGCGGACGAGGGAACGGACGACCTGAATGTAGACCTGTACTACCAGATGAAAAGGGAGAACGGCTACACAGAGGAGAAAATCATGCAGAAACGCAAGAGCCTTGAAAATGTGCTGTCGCCACTAAAGGCAGAGTGGAACGAGGATATGCTGCATGAGGCAGGATTTGAAAAGGTGGATATGTTCTGGCGTTGCCTCAATTTTTGTGGGTGGGTTGCTATCAAGTAGGGTAGCAGGTCACGCAAAAGGAGGTAGGCTGATATGTCCAAAGACAAAGAAGAAATATGGGAACGCCAGCCGGGAGAATCCACGCAGGCTTTCGAGGCATTCAGAACCTATCGTGATTTAGGACTGAAACGCTCCAACAAGGCGGTCAGCGATACATTGTCAAAGAGTAGGCAGTTAATATCACGCTGGAAATCAACTTGGAATTGGGACGAGAGAGTAAGAGCCTATGATACCGCTCTGGAGAGGGAAGCTCATAAAGAGGCGGTAAAGAACCTAAAGGATATGACAAGCCGCCATATTAAGATTGCGGTACAGTTGCAGAATAAAGCACTGGAAGCACTGCAAAGAGTGAAAGTCGAGGATATGTCGCCTAGAGATATACGAGAGTACATCAAACTTGCAACCGACCTAGAACGCCTGAACAGGTCATCAGCTGCTACGGATAACGAGCTGGAGGCAGAGGAAACGACTTCGGTTGATATTTATATGCCAGAAAAGGAGGAGGACAGCCACGAGTAGAGTAATAAGACCACAAAAAGGACCACAAGAGAAGTTCTTAGCGACAAGTGCTGATATTGCGATATACGGTGGAGCTGCCGGAGGCGGCAAGACCTACGCACTGCTTATGGAACCGTTGAGGTACATATACACGAAAGGTTATCGAGCTGTCATATTCCGTAAGAGCTACACCCAGATAAACGCCTCTGGTGGTCTG